GAACTGCTGCAGCACGCCTGTATCTGCCTTCGTCTCAGGGTGTACCCGGTTGCAGCCTGCGAAGGTGATGATGTCGCCCTTCTTAAACGTGGTGGCGCCACTAGCAAGCGTCACGGTCGTAGAGCCGTTTGCCGTAACCGCACCGTTAACGGTGTAGCCAGTAGAAGCCGCCGACGTGCCAGTCGTCTGAGTAGGAAGCAGGGTGTTTTCGTAGAAGTCAAACCCTGCCGACCGGCCCATTTTCCCCTCTCGGTATTGCTTGGCAACCTCACCGCTGTCCTGGAACAAACCCTTAAGGGTATCAACAAGGTCGACCTGATCCTGCGTGTTCAGCAGGGCCGTGCGATTGTTGTCCATCGGGGCAAGGTTATCGTTGAGCACCTTGCGACCCATCAGAATCTGCCGGAGCGCGATTGCAGAGCCGATATTGTTGACGTTGTTGTAAACGTCAAGGAACATCGACATCGCGTCAGATTCGATATTGGCCGCAAGAACAGCCATTGCCGGTTCAAGAATTCGCTGGCTGAAGTCGTCAAGGCTCAAGGTAAGTTCAGCAGAACTGAAGTTGACATCAACGCCTTTCTGCGTGCCGACAGTCAGCGGCACTTGGTTTTCCGTCGTGTCTTGCGCTGAGAGCGTCTTGCCTGTGCGAACCGTATATTGGTTCGGCAGGCGAATCTTCATCGTATCGCCGATCTTTGCGCCAGTTTTGGCAAAAGAGTCGTCGTACTGCCGATTGATGTTCCCGACAAAGTTAAGTTTTTGATGAAGCACGCGCAAAGCTTCGCGCGTGATCATCTGCGGAGTGAGAATCGTATTAGCCATGATTGATTACCGTCCTTTTGATTTCCGAAGTTGTTCGCTACGCGCCTTCATCCAGTCATTGATTGGAAGCGATCCCATATCACGCCGGGCGGGGGCATTGGTTCCACCGACCTTCGTGACGGGCTTCGCCGCCTGATTGGATTGTGCGCTTCCCTGTTGCTTTTTAAGCAACTGTGCGCCGACCATTGCGTTATGCAAGACCTTGACAATGCGCGGGTCTACGATCTGCGCTAGTTCCTGCGGCTGGAACCCGTATTCCTTGGCCGCAAACTCATTGATCTGCTTCGCTACGTCCGGCCCCCAATTGGGGATTTCGCGCTTCAGAACCGCATGGCCTTCTTCGAGCCGCTTGACAATTTCTTGTTGCGTCTCGAAAGCTCTCTGCTGCTCCATCTGTTGCACTCGCGTTGCAACCTGTTGCCGCGCGTCTTTAAGCTGCGTGTATTGCATCCACAGCTTTTGCGCTTGCACCGGGTCGGTATCGGACAGTTGCTGCCAGTTGATTTGATCGAACTGCTGCAATTGCTGATCCAATGCCGTCACCGTTGCCAGCGCCTGCACTTGTTCCGCATTTGCTTGCTGGAACCGCGTTTTCTCGGCCTCTGCCGCTCGGCGTAGTTCCGCAAGCTCCTGCGTCTTGCGCGTGTAGTCCGCCTGCATCATCAAAGCGCCTTTCAGCGCCTTGGGCACGCGGTACTTTTTGCCGTCTACATCGACCTCTTCCTCTTCCTCATCCGGCTGATTGGCTTGGCCGTCTTGCGGCTGCTCATCCTCTGGAGATTCTTCGGAAATGGTCTGATTTTCGTCGGCTTGTGCGACTTCATCCGGCAATTCGTCGGATTCCGGCTGATTGGTCGCGGTTGATTCATTCATGGATCACTCCTGGTGCGGTTGGTGACATAAAAAAGTTGCCTTCTGGCTGCTCGGGCTGAATCGGAGGCGCGACAGGCAAAATGTCCGGAGACGATAGCACCTGCTGCACCGTTTGCAATACAAGGGCTTGCACTTCCTGTGGATTCATACCTGATTGAACAGCCTTTAGGCGTTGCGTTTCTGCATTGTATGCGTCGATCTCGATTTTGCGCAACTCAAGTGCTGTTTTCTCTTTTGCTTCCTGAAGCTGCTGCTGCAAATCTTGCGCCTGTTGCTGAAGTTGCTGGATTTGTTGGCCGGCCTGCTGTTGCAGTTGTTGCATCTGTTGCTGCGCCTGCTGTTGCGCCTGATCCTGCATTTGCCCCTGCCCTTGGATTTGAGCAGGTAGCATGGCCTTAAACCGTGCCGCGATTTCTTCAGCATCCGGCCAATCGAGGCTCTTAACTAGCAAGTCGCCGATCAACGGGGCCGCTGGCGGGTAGGCTCTCAGCAATTCTGACATTTGCGCCGCGATTTCCTCTCGCCGGGTAGCAAACGACGGGCCGGCCTCCACCACTACGTCATAGCGCCCGACCGAAAGGTCATAGATACGCGAGACGGCCTGCTGAGTCTCATCCAGTTCTTCCTGTGGCGACTCAGCGCCTACCGTGAGCGGCTGATTTACTGGCACTTTAGACACACTGCCGTCCTCTCCGAGCACTCGCAAGATACGCGGCCCGGAGTACACATGCGGGATCAGATCGACCACTACGCGGCCCAGGTGCCGGATAGCGCGGGTCATGTTGTCGAGGAAATGGAAATTGGTCAGGCTGCTTTGCATCTTCCTGGCATTGATGGCAATGCCGGATGTTTCATTGCTGCGCTGGCCTAGAGACGGGTCGAAGATGCCCATGATGGCCTTCATGTCGTCGCTCGCGGCCAATGCCTCGCTCATTGCTCCAGCCGCGCCACCAGTGTCGAGCGGCTGACGTTGCGGTGGTGTTGGGCCGTCATACTCGACGTAGGGATGCGATGTGGTGTTAATCGTCGCCCATTTAGCCCCATCCGTTGCGAAAGCTCCACGCGGGCCAATGAATGGCACACGCGGGGCCAGCGCAACCAGTTCCGTGCTCGTGGTGCGCCAATAGTTGAACATCCGTTGAGCATCTTTGGAGTCACGGATTAGGCTTCGCCAATAGCGTTTACCCTCTACGTTAATATCATCCCCATAGACAGGAACGATCGGGATATAGATGCCAGGCCAATCGTTTTCTTCTAGCACTTCCGCGCCCGTGATAACGCGCTGCTTTACCTTCCACGATTTCGTCTCTCTATCTCCGCGAACCGTAATTCCAAGCAGGTCGAAATAGTCTTTGGCCTTGTTATATTGCTCGGCATCGAGAATAGAGCCATCCGAAAGCTGAACGATTTTTCGGGCTACTTCCTCGCGTGTCCACCATTCAGCAATCTGAATTGCCTCTCCGTCCGCCCACGGCGCTGGCAAGCTGCCATATCCTGCGCCTTCCCAATCGACTTCTTCCGCGCCTTTGTATTTTTGACGAAAGGCGTCTTTTGTCATGCGGTCAACGATAAACGCGGTATTCCAATCGCTCGAATCCGCCGCTTCGCTCATCGGGTCGCCATATACCGAAAATGGGTTAGGCACCCGCAAAATGCGCACGTCCATATCGAACGTGTCATCGTGAGCATAGTCAATATCAACGCGCAGATAACCGATCCCGCATGAAACCGCGTATTCGACAGCGGTGTCATAAGCAACGTCGGCGTTGCTGATGTACTCGATATTGCGAAGCAGGCCGTTGATTACTTCAGCCGTTTCAGGATCGGCCTTGTCATCGACTGGCTTGACCTTAATCGACGGCTTGTTTTGCCGCGCGTCATTCACGACCTGACGGATAAATGACGGAAGCCGGTTGATTGTCAGGCACGGGCGGCCTTCTAACTCGCGCTGTTTGCGCACAGATTCCGGCCACTGTTCAGAGAGCCGCGCGAATCTCAGGTCATCTAGGGCATCCGCGCGGTTATCTGATTCCGCCTGTACGGCCTCGTCAAACGCCTCTCGCGCGTCTCTTAGCAGGTCATCATCTTTTGCCATATCATCCCATCCAGCCGCCATACATTGCGGAATTTTGTTGTGTCTTTGGCTTGGCAACCTCAAATAGCTGCTCTGCGCATATAGCCATCAATCCAAATGCATCCGCAGCGTGGCTTGACCAGTCATGCTCCGGCCCTAGGCCGATGCCCCGGGCTTCGTCACGTTTTTCGTGATACCAGCCCAATGCCTCAAGCCCTGCCGCCGTAGTGTATTCGTTAAACCAACACGCGGGCAACCAACGCCGCACAGCCTCAATGCGCTGACGCGCAGCGCCTTTGCCCTGATTCGGAACGACCGAAACAAAATACCCGGCCTGTCTCAAAGCCGATTCATAGCTGACAGCATATACCTTGTCATTCTGCGCCCCGTCATGCGGAAGCCATACCTGCGCCCGCTCCGGCGTATATCCACGGCTGCGCATCCAATCAAGATGCACGGCGAGCGGCTGGCCCACGGCCTCATAGTAGTCGAGCACGCGAATTTCCTTGCCGATGATCTGGACCGCCCAAATCGCGCAGGCATCCGCTCTCGCACCAGTGCCGCCAATGTCCCAAAAGAGCCGTATCGTCATGAGCGGATCAGCGGCAACCCTGCCGATTCTCCGATCTGCACGGGCTTCGGCCAAGCCCTTGGCGAAATAGGCTCCGGTCGATACGGAGGCATAGT